GCTAATTTACCAATAAGTGTTGATTAATTAGCAAATATGGTATTATCGAAGACAGGAACACGGCCTTTTCCGTGGCATTTACCTTTAAGGGCAACATTATGAGCGAGCTGCAACCAGCAGAAGATTACGTTATTGAAAGTGATGACGTAGTAGAAGTTGAAGATTCTGAACTAGAGGTAGTTGAGGATTCCGAATCAGCACCGGAGACTGAGGATGCTCAGGATAATCCTACGAAGTTTAGTGACGAACAGCAAAAGATATTCGATGAGGCTGTAGGGAAGAAAGTATTTAAGCTCCGAGAGAAAGAGCGAGAAGCTGAAGCCCTGAAGAAACGGCTTGAAGAATTAGAGGCTAGAGTCCCTAAACAGCAAAGGCCACAGGTTCCACAGGCTCCTGACCCGTTTGCAATTTCTGACGAGGAATACAGACGGCAATTACAGCTAAGGGATCAGGCCGTAGCAAATGCGGCTGCGTATGATCAGCAGCAACGGTACTTGCAAGAGCAGCAACAAAAGTTGCAGCAGGAGCAAGCACAAAAGCAGCACGAAGAGTTCAACACTAAGGTTGAGTCTTATTCAGCACGAGCAGTAAAGCTGGGTATGACACCAGAAGAGTTACAATTAGCGGGGAATACCGTACAGACTTATGGGATCAGTGACGAACACGCTCGTTATTTGATAGATAAGGAAGACGGCCCATTAGTGACTAACTATCTGTCTAAGAACCCGCTGGAACTGGAGAAGTTAAGTAGTATGACTCCAGAGCAAGGCGCGGTCTACTTGGCTACCGCAGTGTCTCAGAAGGCTGCCGCTCTTAAACCGAAGGTAAACAGTACGCCCGACCCGTTACAGACTCCTCACGGATCTGGAACAAGCCCTAAACCTAAAGGGCCAGTTGGCGCGACATTTGAATAGGAAAAGGTAAAATGGCTAATAGCTTACAAAGTAACATTACCCGCAAAGTAGCGCGGGTCTTCTTGGATGCCTTTGAGGCATCTCGTGTAGTAACTAAAACGGTTAATACTCAGCTCTTAAACGGCAAGTTTAACCCTTCAAGTGGTAATAAGGTCGATTTCAAGCGTCCTCATGACTACAACACCATCCGAACGGCTGCTGGTGACATTAGCGGCTCAGCTAAGTCAGACATCATTGCTGGTAAAGCAACTGGTACTGTTCAGAACTACTTCACCGCAGCGACTGAGTGGAGCAACCTTGAGGAAGCAATCGAGCTGGATCAGTTAGATCAGATCCTTGAGCCTATGGCTCGCCGCATAGTAACTGACCTTGAGTTAGACCTTGGCGCATTTATGCGTAAAAACACAGGTCTTAACTACGGCGCTCGTGGTACTGCTGTAGATGCTTGGGGTGATGTAGCTGGTGCAGGAGCTATGATGGACGCTGCTGGTGTGCCAATGGCAGACGAGAAGTATTACCTGATGAACCCATTCACGACTACTGCGCTTTCATCAGCTCAGAACGGTTTGAATGCTTCCGACGGCCTTGTCCGCACAGCTTGGGAGAAAGCTCAGATATCTAGCAACTTCGGCGGCATGAGAGCTTTGACATCTAACGCTTTAAGTAGCTATACGTCAGGCTCGACTACTGACCGCTCAGGCGATCTAAAAGTAGCTCCTGATGCTACTTATCTGACAGCTAAAGATAGTATGCAGCAGACTATGGTCATTGAGACTTTAGGCGCAGGTACTATTGTAGCTGGCGATCAGATCCAGATAGCAAATGTAAATAAGCTGAACATCGCTACTCGCGAAGTAATGCTTGATGCAACTGGCGCTGCTGTACCGTGGACAGGAACTGTACTTGAGACAGTAACTATCGCAGGTAATGAGGCCACGGTTATCGTATCTGGTGCTGCTATCTACGAAGCTAACGGTCAGTACAACACTGTTGATGCTGCTCCTGCTGCTGGCGCTGTTGTTACCATCCTTGGTGCTGCTGGAGCAATCTACCAGCCTAACTTGTTCTACACTCAACAAGCGTTTGGTCTTGGTACTGTCAAGCTACCTAAGCTCTACTCAACTGACACTATTGCTACTACTAGCGATGGTATGTCTATCCGAGTATCTAAGTACGCAGACGGTGACGCGAATACGCAAAAGATTCGTTTCGATCTCTTGCCAGCATACGCCGTATTCCAACCCAACTTTGCGGGTCAGGGGTACGGAACGTAGATAAGACGGGGGGGCTTCGGCCCCCTTTCTTCTTATTATGGCTACTCCAAATAAGAGTGCTACTTATGAATAACGGTCTCTACGCAAATATCCACAAAAAGAAAAAACGTATCAAAGCTCAAAAAGCTGCTGGGAAAACTCCAGAACGGATGCGTAAGGTTGGATCTAAGGGCGCTCCAACTGGGGCTGCGTTCAAGCAATCAGCTAAGACTGCTAAAGCAACTTACGAATAGAGGTTTATAATGGCTAAAGGCGTACAGCACTTTACATCCTCTGGCAAGCCGTATAATGGGAAAACTCATAAAATGGCTGACGGAACAGTTCACACTGGATCAGCTCACACGAGCGCAAGTGTTCGGGTATTCCACAAAGGAGAACTGCCCAAAAAACCTTCAAAGAGTACATACGAATAATGGCTACTGTCGCTCAGGTCGCAAACTCGGCTTTACAGAGAATATTGGTGCAAGCATCCGAGGCTCCATTGGAACCTGACGAGTACCAAGAGTTTATATTCTCAATGAATAATTACATGACTCAGCTAGATGCTCAAGGCATTAGCTTGGGTTACACAGAGGTCGCTAACTTGGCAGACACTGTGACGATCCCTACAGGGGCGCTGAGGGGTTTAATTGCCAATATGGCAATAGAGGTATCTCCTGACTATGGAGGTGTAGTAACAGAGGCTCTGGCCCTTGCTGCGCGTCAAGGAATGCAAACAATGCGGCTGATCGGGCAAAGAATGCAACGCTCGCATTTGCCTTCTACCCTGCCCATAGGATCTGGTAACGAGGATGAGTCCTTTGGTCTTGCGGGGCATTTTTACCCAGACCAAGAAGCAACCATTCTTGCGGAAAGCACAGGCGCGATTGGCCTAGAGGTAAATACAGATGGATAGATCACAAGGCCGTAAGATCAGTGACTTTGTTACCAAAAGTACCGTTGAGGCTGGCGGCTACTTAGATTACATAGTCAATGGTAGTAATTTTAAAATCTCTTATACCAATTTTGTTTCTGGGCTGGGAGTGACAGGCACTATAGTGCAAGAAGGCGCTGTAACAGGGACTCCGGTTTTAGATGTTAATGGCACGGTCAATAACATTAGAAACATAGAAAATGGGTCAGGGGTCAATGCAAACGTCTCTTCTGAGAATGGTATTGTTTTATCTCATAACTTCACTGCTAATGCTGATGGTTTACCGATTCTGTTAAACGCCACGGCAGCGTCTCCAACGATTGCGAGCATTGTTGCTGGTTCAGGCATTAGTGTAACGGCGGTTAATACTAACGGCATTCAGATAACTTCTATTGCTGATGCGATAAACGCTCAAGTTTCTATGCACAGCAATTCAACCGCTACAACTATTTCTACAACAAGCACTCCCGTCAAAGTAGCAGGGACATTTGTTTCAGGATCTGCCTCTAGCTTTACGGTAGATACTACAGGCAAGCTGACCTATACAGGATTAACGACTACGACAGTTCGTTTAACGGCCTCTGTGACTTTGGATGTAGTAGGAACAAATCAAGATTTGACTGTTCATTTAGCAAAAAATGGCACTGTAATTTCTGCTGCTAAAATATCCAGAATAGTTTCTGCATCCAACACGGCAAACGTGGGAGTGTTTTATAACGTCTCCGTGGCTACCTCTGATTATCTTGAAGTTTTTGTTTCCAATGCTACGACCACAGGGGACATCACCGTAACGGACTGCTTGTTCGGAGTATCTTAGATGCCAGTTACCCAACTGCCAATAGCGAATGGATTCTATGTTAGTGACTCCCTGCCGATCTCAGCGCAGGAATGCACTAACTGGTATCCTAACATCGCTCAAGGGCCAGCACTCTCTCAAGAAACCCTGTTTGGCACTGATGGCTTAGAAGAACTAGCAAACGTCAACTTAATACAAGACCAAAACCGTGGCGCTCACGAAATGGCTGGCAAGCCGTACTTCGTCAATGGTGATCGTCTTTATAGATTAGATCAATCTATAGTGAATACTGTTGCTACTTATTCTCTTACTTTTATTGGTGACATTGAGGGTAGCATTAGAGTATCAATGGCTGACAATGGTACTCAGTTAATGATTCTAGTCCCTAGCGGCAAGGGTTATATCTACAATCATGTTACAGATTCTTTTCAAGAAATCACCGATTCTGACTTCACTGCAAATGGCGCTCCTCAGTTTGTAGTGTTTATTGATGGCTACTTCTTGGTGACCACAAACACTAAGAAGTTTATAGTAAGCTCCATTAATAACGGCCTGAGCTATAACGCTCTTGACTTCGGTACAGCCGAGTCAGACCCTGATGACATCGTGGCCCCTGTGGTTTATAAGAACCAATTATTTATCTCTGGCGGTCAGACTTTTGAAGCATTCCAGAACATTGGCGGTGCAGACTTTCCCTTTCAAAGAACTGGTCTTTTCCTGCAAAAAGGATGCTTTGCTCCTTACTCACTGATTAACGCGCAAGACACTTTTATGTGGATCGGTGGCGGCGAGAACGAGTCACCTGCTATCTGGGCCTTGAACGGAAACTCTACCGTCAAAATATCTACCACGGCGATAGACTCTATCCTCAGCGGATTAACCGACTCTCAAATATCTGACGCTTATGCTTGGGCCTATGCTCAAAAGGGCGCTTACTTCATTGGCTTTAGTCTGCCTTCTACTACACTGGTTTACGACACCACCTCTCAAAGATGGCACGAAAGGAAGTCCATCATAGAGAACGATGAGGGCGCTTTCAGGGTGTCTGCGATTGTTAAGGCGTATGGTCAAGTATTGTGCGGGGATACCGTAGACGGGCGCATAGGGCGCTTAGATCCCGATGTGTACACTGAGTACAATCAAACCATTATCCGAAGAATTGCTACGCAGCCATTTCAGAATATGATGCAGTCTCTTTTCTTCCCTAGCTTAGAATTGACTGTTGAATCTGGCGTTGGTAATACGGATGCTCCTGATCCTCAGATCGTGCTAGAGCGCAGCTTAGACGGTAAGACTTGGCAAGATCCTAGACCAAGAGGCATTGGCAAGCAAGGTGAGTATAGCCGCCGAGCTATCTGGCGCAAGAACGGACGCGCAGCTCGCTTTGAGATATTTAGGTTTACTCTGTCTGATGCAGTAAAACCTGTAATAATACAGCTCACAGCTAACATGATTGGTGGTGATAAGTGACAGGGCCAAGACTTAACGCAGCTCAGCCTATTGTAGACCCCAATGGCACAATGGCGCAGCCGTTTAGACAATTTACTCAAGATGCTAGTCTTAGTATTCCCATAGTGGGCGTAGGCTCTCCAGAGGGCGTGATAGAGGCTAGGCAGTACAGTTTGTACATTAACTCTACTGGATCTACTGGATCTATTGAATATCGCAAGATGCAGCCATCTATTGGAGCAGATACTTCAAAAGGCTGGATTGCGGTTTAAATATGTTAAAATCAACGAAATTATATAGGCAGGTTTGATATGGCAGCACAAGCAATAGCAGCAGGAGTAGGTGCGGTAGCAAGTCTTGCGGGTAGCTATATGGATGCTAAGAGCAAAAAGAAGGCTTTGGAACAATCTGCCAAGCAACGCACTGAAGACATTGGCTTGATTAAGCAGTATGGAGAGCGAGCTATTCAAAGCATAACTCCTGCTTATCAAAATGCTCAGGCTACCCGTCAACAGGGCATGAATCAGAATCTTGGTCTTGCTGGGTCTACCTTTCAACCTAGAATGCAAGCAATGCAGTCTGGCGACTATATGGCTCAACAAGCCATTCTTGCTGGTCTAATGGGGCAACGCAATGCCATCTTAGGTGACACAATTAACTATGGCGCATTACAAGCTCAAAGCGTACCTGTTGATTATTCAGCCTTAACAGGCTTGACAAGCCCTCAAGGATTAGACTTTACCGGAATTGAAGTCCCTGATTATTCAGCTATGGCTAACACTACAGCGCGAGATGAGTGGACTGACGGAAGCGCCAGTAGTTATCTAGCGGCTAACCCAGATGTTCTCTCTGATTACAACGCAAAGAGAGAACAGCTTATGGCTGGCGGTGACCCTCAGTTTAATACTAAAGAAGGTTATGCAAGGTGGCACTACGATAATTACGGCAAAGCAGAAGGCCGTCCATTAAGTCCTACTGCTGCAACTGCTACTTCAGGCGATGCCGCACAAGAAGTCTTCACCTCAGAGCAGGTTAGCAAAGCCCTCAATGCAGATCTTGGTGAACTTAATCAATTTGGAGAGCCTAGATAATGGCACTAGATTATTTAAATGGATTGCCGACCGCATCTCCCTATACTGTCGAGACGGTTGATAAAGTCAAAGATTTGCTAAATGCAGGTCAAGTTGATGTTAGCGAAGTGGCTATGTACTTTAATGTGCCAAAGGCGCTTGTTGTCCAGAGTCTTACTAACCTGCCTCCTGATTTAGTTACTTCTAATAGCTTAACTGCGGAGCAAGCGGACGCTGTTGAAAAACTGGTACGCACAGGAGTAATGAGCGCACCTGAAGTTTCTGAATATTTCAGTACGCCTCCTGAAGTAGTTGAGCGCCATTTAACCGAAGTCCGTGGTTACAATCCTTCTCAGTTAGCCGAAGCGCAAATGGGATTGCCTGTAACTCAGTTTGAAGAAGAGCCTGAGCCTGAGATTAATGTAGATCCTGAGCCTGAGTTACCAATACCTCCTCCGGTTACTCCAACTCCAACTCCAACTCCTACTCCAACTCCTACGCCTACGCCTACTCCTACTCCTACGCCTGTGCCTACTCCTACTCCTGCGCCTACCCCAACGCCTACCCCAGCAGCTACTCCGCTGCCTGTGCCGACTATGGCAACGACTCAGTACGCCACGGGAAGTGAAATACCTACTGGCTTGCGCGGCTCAGAGATGGCTCTTAAAGGTGGTGCTGCTGGCGCGATAGATATGCTAGATATGCTCAACCGATCAAGCCGCCAAGAACTCGCTAATCAGTATAGCTTGGGTCTTCAGCAAGCAGGGGCAGCTTCTGATACAGCCGCTGGTTATATGCAGCCCTACGCAGATGCTGGCACTAACGCCTTACAACAACAGCAAGCCTTGTCTGGTGCTTTAGGCCAAGAAGCGTTTGATGCAGCTTACCAAGAGTCTCCACAGATCGCGTTCTTACGAGAACAAGGTATGCGAGCAAACCTAGCTGGTGCTGGCGCTACTGGCGGCTTAGGTGGCGGCAACGTACAAAAAGAATTGCAAAGATTTGGACAAGGTTTAGCATCTCAAGGATTGCAGAACCAAATATCTAATCTAAGTGGACTGACTACATCTGGTCAGAATGCTGCGGGAACACTGGCTAACATTAGAACTGGCTTTGGTACTCAGCAATTAGCTGGACAACAAGCGCTAGGTAATCAACTTGTTGCTCAAAATTCTACTTATGGATTACCAGCAGTACAACAGATTGGAAATCTTGGCCTTAACCTTGCATCTGGCAGGACTGTCGCTGGTCAAAATTTGGCTGACCAATATGGGGCTGCATCTGCTGCAATGGGTAACATCTATAGTGGGCAGGGGCGTGACGCTGCAAACTTGATTGGTTCTCAACAAAATACAATAATGGGTCTTGTTAATTCAGGCGCGATCAATGAAGCGCAAGCTCAAGAGGCTTACGGCACTGCAATGGCAAATCAGCAGTCTGGTATTGGCTCAGCTCTAGCAGGGGTTCAGAATGTTCCTCTAGCTACTACTAACTACGCACAAGGGGTCGGTAACGCTTTCCAAGCGGCTGGGGCTGGGTACGATATGTTTTCTCCTCAATCTAATCAAACTCAGGCAAGCGGCTATGGTACTAATATGAATATTGGTAGCTATTTCCCGCAAGGTTATTTTAATCAAAGTAACCGACAACAAAATGCATTAGGCGGCGGCTATGGGCCAAACACCAATCTTACGGGGATGACAGGATAATGGCTGATATCGGAAGAGCATTGGCGGGGTTAGGGGCTGCGTTTAAAAACGAGGTTCCTCAGTTTCAGCAGCAGATGCGTCAAGAAGATCTTTATCAAATGAAGCTAGAAGATCGTGATCGAGCTTTAGATGACAGAATGATGGCTCAAGAAGAAAAGCGAAAAGAAACTTTATTCCGAGACACTGCTGTTGCTAAACAATATTTAGAGGAGGGAGATTTAGACTCTATCTCTGACCTGTTCCGTGATCGCGTCAATCTATTAGAGAGAAATGGTGTAAATACTCGAAACTCTCAATCTATTTTACAATTAGCAGACCAAGCCAGAGCTGGTAATCAAGATGCAATGGGTGCGCTAACAAGCGAAATAAACCAGACTTACTCAACTGGTCAGTTATTTGGCGTTATACCTAAGCCGCCGAAACCAGATTACACAACAGTAGCTAGAGATGCTGTAGTTCTTAATGCAGATGGTAGTGTTAGGTATGACAACACAGCTCCTGTTGCTGCAAAAGATCGGCGCACTTTTGAGGATGGTAGAGGGATTAGGCGCTATGAAGATACAGGTCTTCCGGTATTTGGAAGCGCCTCTACAAGCGGCGGCTCTGATCGTGCTACACCTGCTCCTGATTCAACTATTTCTCCAATGATTGCTCGTCCCGCTAGTCAAGTGGAAACAATAGATCCCTATGCTAATTTAAATCCATTAGATGCTAGAGCTTTAAGGCAAGAAGATGATGATGCAGAAGAAGAAAGAAAACGGAAACAAAAGCAATTTCAATTTGAAGAAGCGGCAGAAAGAAGGTTAGTAACCTCTGAAACTGAGGATGAAGAAAACAAAATAAGGCAAGGCCGCACAGCATTTATGATACTAAATGAATTAAAAAATAATCCAGAAGGGCTTAGTGGTGCTGTTGGTGGATTTTCTAGCAGGATGCCGTCCTTTAGTGATGAAACAATAGATTTTGAAGCAAAGTATAAATATGTAAAAGATTTGCTGACTTTGGACAATTTGAGTCTTATGAAAGGCGTTTTAACTGATAGAGATATTGAGCTATTAGCAAATGCAGCTTCAGGTCTTCAGTTAAGAATGAGTGAAGATGCGTTTAATCAGCAACTTGATACTCTTATCCAAGAATTTGGAGCTACCTTAACTAAGGCTGGTATTGATATTAGCGAAATCTCTAGGCCAACAGTGCAATCCTATAGAAGTGACCCAAGCATAGGAAGTAAACTTTCTGCCTTTGATCAGATAGTTAATACTAACCAGACTGACGATGAGGCAATAGCCAACAATCTTTTTGACAAATAGGATTTGATATGTCATCTGAAGAAATAATTCAAATTCTACAATCTGTTGTAGATGAAGGGAAAGAAGATCGTCTTAATGAAAATGGAAGATTTCAGCTTGATGCTGCTCGTCGTGTAGGTTTAATTAAAGATAACCGAAACATTATAAGAAGGACGTTTGATCCTCAAAGAGAAGATATTGGAGAGTTCCCTGCGTCTTTAAGATTGTCCTCAGATCCAACAATGGCTCTTGAACAAATCAGAGATATGGCTGTAGATAAAAGGATGCCTTTATTTTCAGAATATGCTGACGCTGTTCTTGAAACAGACAAATATGGCAATGCAATAATTGCTTCTCCAAGCACTGGAAACCGATCTTATATTAATACTCCCTCTTTTACGCTACAAGATATACCAAGAGTTATTAGCGGCACAATGGATGTTGTGGAAGAAGTTGCTCCGTATCTTTCAGGTGCTGTTGCGACTAAAGTAGCCAAGCCTGTTGTTCAGACCTTGGTTGAAGGCGGGGTCGGTTTCGGATCTGAAGCAGTAAATCAAGCGGGTCTGGCAATGAGAGGGGAAGAGACTGATTTAACCAGATTGGTTACTACTCCAGCGTTGGCAATGGCTGGCGATATTGCTGGACGCACTATTTTTAAGATTGGAGCGAATGTTTATAATAGGTTCGCAAAAAAATCTGCCGCTCCAGCCGCTATTATGAATAAGGATGGAGAATTTACTAAAGAAGCTATTGCTGAAATGGGGACTACTCCTGCAAAAATAGATGAAGCGGTAATAGATGACTTAATAGATGCAGCTCCCAAAGCTACGCCAACTGAGGCTCAAGCTATAGCAGCTAGACTTGCAGAAAAACAAACGCAAGGCAAAATGACTGAAAGGCAGCTAAAGCGTTATAATATTTTAGTAAGAGCTGGATTAAAACCAACAAAAGCTCAAGTCAGCCGAAGCGCAGATGATTTCCAAGCTCAAAGCGAATTATCTAAAACTACTACCGGAACGAGAGAAGCGCTAGAAGAACAAGAAGCAATTCTAACCGAGTCTTTTAATAATAGAATATTAAAGATGGAGGGTGATTTGTCTCAGTCTGGGGCGGCAGTTTCTGAAGCAGTTGTTAATCGTGGTATAGCTTTAGATAATGAAGTAACGCAAATATACAAAGAAATTGATGCTCAGCTTCCAAATTCTCCAGTAATTTCTTTGGATGGCTTCCTTGGCGCTTTAAGAAGATTGATGCCAGAAGATCAATTAACAGGCGGTGTAGTCAAGCCTATTTTAGCTTTTGCAGAATCTATGGGCGCTGGAAAGAATAAATTAATTACAGCTAGAGATGCTGAGAAAATCAGGCAATACATTGTCCAGCTTCAAGGAGCTAACTTAAACGGTCAAGGCCAGAGAGTTGTGCGCCAACTAAAACAAGCTCTTGATAACAATGTCACTAAGTCAGCAGGTCAAGATTTTTATGAACGAGCTAGAAAAGCAAAGACTGAATTCCATAAAGGTTTAAGCACAGAAGCTAGAGATAAGTTTGACCTTAATCAAAATAGTTTAGTTGGCGATATATTCTCAAACACAATAAACCCTGACGATGTATTTAAGAAAGTTGTCTTAGGCACAAAGTGGAAAGCTAAAGATCTACTAGAATTAAAATCATATTTGCTAGATGGTTCTGCTGATCAAATTAAAATTGGAACAAAAGCGTGGAATAATTTACGCAGAGACACTTTAAATTTTATTAAAGAAAAAGTATTTATTGGCCCAGAAGACTCTATGGGCTATGCCACAATGAGCAAAACTGCTTTAAAATCAGTTTTAGACAGAATTGATAGAAAAACATTAGAGGTTTTATTTAGTAAACCTGAAATGGAATTTTTAGATCTTATGGTCAAAGTTTCTAAAATTAGAGAACCTGTAAGATTTACTGGGGGAGGTTTAGGGCCATCAGCTCAAGCAATTAAATTTGCCGTGGATAGAATAGAAAATATTCCAATACTTGGCGCTGGCTTTAAAAGCATTCGACTAAACAGAGAAACAGGCAAGATGGTTAATGCAGCCCCTAGATTAGAGGAAAATGTAAGAAAGATACAGTCAGATCGACTTCCATTAACGCCACGGCCTAGACAGGCAGCGGCTAGAGGGATCGGTTCCGCAACAGCGACACAAATAGGTGAAGAATAATGGCTAGATTTGGCAGCTTAGACACACAATACTTTGATGCCGCTGGCGACCCGCTGGTAGCAGGTAAGATCTATTTTTATGAGAGTGGCACTACTACTCTCAAAACTACCTTCGCTGACATCAATCAATCTATTCCCAACACCAACCCTGTTATTCTTACTGCGGCAGGTCGCCAGCCAAACATCTTTTTTGAGGGTGTGGCTAAGGCTGTATTGACTAATTCATCTGATGTTCAAATAGTCTCAAGAGACCCAGTGGGTGAAACTACCACGAACTTCGGTGATGCGTGGATATCTACTAGGATCTACGGCGCAAATGACGTTGTAATCGGATCTGACGGCGTTTACTACAGATCACTGTTAGCGGGCAATCAAAACCATAACCCAACGTCTACTACTGGATATTGGGTGCTACTGTACTCTGTTGAGTGGAGTTCTGGCATAACTTATAAAGTTGGTGCTGTAGTTACTTACGAAGGTAATACTTATCAATCTTTACAGAATTCAAACCTAAATCAGAATCCTGCTAGTGTCACTGCCTACTGGACACCTTTGGCGTTTGCTTGGCTGGCAACTAGAACCTATGCCATAGGAGAGAACGCAGTCGGTACAGATGGCGTTCTCTATACCTCATTACAGAACGCTAATATAGGCAATGTTCCTGCAAGCTCTGCGGCTTATTGGGTAGGCACAAGTGCGGCTGCGGCTGCTAGTGCTACTGCTTCGGCTGCAAGTGCGGCTGCGGCTTTGGTTAGCGAGAATGCGTCAGCGGCCTCAGAATCAGCGGCAGCTACAAGCGCCACCAATAGTGGAGCTTCGGCTACCGCCAGTGCTGCAAGTGCTTCAGCCAGTGCCACAAGTGCCGCAGCATCTGATACTGCTAGAATAGCTGCTCAAGCTGCCAAAGTTGCTGCGGAATTAGCTGAGACAAATTCCGAAACAGCCGAGACAAATTCTGCCGCATCTGCTTCTGCCAGTGCTACAAGTGCCGCTGCATCTTTAGTTTCTCAAAACGCTGCTGCGGGAAGTGCTACGGCTGCTGCTGCAAGTGCGTCAGCCGCAGGTGGATCTTCTGGGACAGCAACGACAAAAGCTGCTGAGGCTGCGGCCAGTGCTGCTGCTGCGTTGGTTTCGGAAAATGCTGCAAGTGCTAGTGCCTCTACCGCATCTACCCAAGCTGGGATAGCAACAACGAAAGCTGGTGAATCTGCTACCAGTGCAATAGCTAGTGCTTCGTCAGCTACGGCTTCGGCAAACTCGGCAACGGCAGCGGCGGGATCAGCAACAACTGCGGCTGCGACTCTAGTCGATTTTGAAGAATTGTATCTAGGAGCAAAATCAACAGCTCCCACAGTGGACAACCAAGGCAACGCTTTAGTGGTAGGTGCTTTGTACTTCAATACTGTTAGCAACACGATGTTTGTCTATTCAGGATCATCTTGGGCAGCAGCAGGAAGCGCAGTTAACGGGACAGCAGAGCGTCAGGAGTACACAGCTACTTCAGGCCAGACAACTTTCGCTGCGACTTATGACGTAGGTTTTGTTGATGTCTATCTAAATGGATCAAGGCTTGTTCCTACTACCGACTTCACTGCGAGT